CAACCCATCATAGTAGTAGGCAAGAATAGAATCAGCGGCATGAACATCAACGCTAGTCATTACAAATCCTGTTGTTGGAGCCCCGCCAGTTGCATTAACGACCTTGATAGGCGCATTGTTCGACGCAATCGCGCTCGCATCTATCTTAATCGCGCCGCCGCCCGCCATAATCGCGCCGTTCGTGTCAATGTATGCCTGCGTCGTCGTGCCGCCGCGAAATTTCAATTGTCCTGCTGCCGCGTCATACGTCAAATTCGCCTTGCCCGTATTGTTGTTGCCAAGCATCAATGAACCGCTCGCCAACGTCTCATTCGCCCCGCCAAACGTGTTCGTGTTGACTGCCGCATTGAACAAACCGAACGACGGATTGCCGTTCGCATCCCGCGCAAAAATTCCATACGCATTGCCCCACACGTCGCCAATGCCCGCACCGCTCAATCTCCATTCCTGATTCGAGATGCCGACCATCAGCGGCGCAGTGCTGTAATAGATGCTCTTGACTTCGTTCGGCGAGAGCACATACGGCAGAATGGCGAGGTCGTCAATCAAGGTGTTCGCGGGATTTACTCCATTGAACGTCCCAATTTCGATGTTGGTCGGCGCGACGAGCGGCGCAGCATAATTCGCCGTCGTGCCGGTCTGTGCACCGTCCACATACAATTTCAGTTCGCCACTTTTCCACGTGACGACAAAATGATGCCATCCCGCCGAAATTGCTGCCGTGCCCGAAACTGTTGATGTGCTGCTGCCGCCAGAAACGGCTTGCGCATACGGAATTAGATTACCCGACCCGCCGCCGCCCGACAGATTGACGACGATAAAATTGTTTGCATCGCCGCGTGCTGTAAAGACAGACCCGAATCCGGTCATCACCGCGTTCTCACGCGCCCAGAATGTCAGCGACCCTTGCACGAAATTCATGTTGCCCGTGAACGGATACGTCAGTGTCGCCGCCGTGCGCGAGGACTGCGATGCGTGCGCTGTGCCGCTCCAATTGTGCCCGTTGCCGAGTGAGCCGTCGCAGTATGGTGTCGGATACGATTTTTGTTCGACCTGCACCGCGTCTATGTAGAACGTTCCAGATGACGCAGTATTCCGAATCCGCAGCGTGGTCGAACCGTTCGCCTGTGCTGCCGGAATTGCCGCGATGCAGTGCGTCCATGTAATGCCATCTATGGTCTCCGAATACTCTTGCGTGATAGCGTTCCAATTCGTGCCGTCCGCCGAGACTTGTAATGTCGCAATCGCTGAACCGGTCACCCAAAACGACGCGTAATGATTCGCGTTCGCCAATGCGCTCAGCGTCAAATCTATGCCATCGTTCGCCGCGGCTAAAACGACCTTGTAACTCGTCACGCCGACATAATACGTTCCCGTATCCCGCGTGACCGTCGCCGTGCCGCGTGCCGCGAAATTGCCCGTCGTCTCGGCGGACGGATTGAGGACTTTGTTTGTCGTGGCTTCCGCAATCTGCACCGCCTTGCCGAACATACCCTTGCGGAAAATGACGCCGCCGCTGCGGGTGTCCACCTGTCCCTTGTGCCCTATCGCGCTGCCGCGATAGTCCGTTGCGTATGGCCTCGGACCGTCAAAGTGACACAGGAAATTTGGTTCGCCCACTGCATACCCGTATCCTGTCTCGCCGCTCGCGTTGGTGAGTGACCCTTTTGCCAAGATGATGTCTTTGGCAAAAATCATGCCGCTCTCATAGATTTGCAGCGGTGCAATTGTCCGATTTGCAAATGGGGCACCCGCCCAGAAACGCACGTCGTCGCCGCTCGTGACGGTGGAGGCGAGCCCGAACGAATCGGCGGTATCGCGCAGATAGTCCGCCCCAATGTTGAATCCGCCGAGTGTTCCGCCGAGTGCGTTGATGATTCCAACGACCGTAAATGTCGAATTGTCCCACGCCGCATAGTTGCCTGCCGGGTCGCCCACGCGCCACTTGTAGACGCCGCCGTCCTTGCCCTCGAAAACGCCGACGCCCGACATGAACGCGGTCGCGCTGCCGAGCAGCAGCGCGGGAATCGTGGACTCCAGACTCATCGCGCCGTTGTCCGCGTAGAGGCGTCCGTCCGCCACCGACCAACCACCCGCCTCTTCGAGCGCATCCGAACCGAGCCACGCGTTGGAGGCGCTTTCGATGTCTACCGTTCCATCCGGCGAAATGTATTCGGCATAGTCCGATTCTTCCGTGATGGTCAGGTTCTCATTCGTGACCACTGTATCCGCGCCCGTCGTCCGATTGCGAATCGTGTACGTCACGCGAAACGCGACATTGCCCGCGTCCTGATACGCGTAATAATCACCCCAGTCCACAAGGTCCGTGCCATCGTTATCCAACTGCACGATTTCGCCGCTGGTATTCCCGACGCGATACTGATTCGCAGGCAGGGTCACCCATCCGCTGCCGCTGTTGCCTTGCAGCGTCACGGAATTGCGCTTGATGCGCTTGTCATAGGACGCCGCCGCAAAACTCGACAGCGTGCCGACGAAACGCGGGTCAGCCATGCACGATTCTCCGTTTGCCGACAACACGTCCCAAGAGCAGCGCGGCATTGTCCGCCTGCGGCTCTTGCGTTCTCACCAGTCCGGTCATGTCGTCGTAATTTGTCGCGTCCACGAACGAGGCACGCGGGTCATTCGCAATATCTCCCGAATAATCATCCAGCGAAGAGGGAAAATCCTCCGGCACCAGATACCCGCCCGCCCGCACCATGTACGCAGGAAGGGGCGTGCGGTTCACGCTCCACGCGCGTCCGTCACGCGAACGCGTATACAACGTCGGCGCGGTCGAACGCACCGCCAAATATCCAGTGCGGTTTTCCCAAATCTGAAAATACGCGCGCCGCAAGTTCGCATCGCCGTATCCTAAAATCGCGTTCACAAAATCCTGCACCGTCATCAACGAGCCCGCGCTGTTGTAGACGAGGCTGATGCCGGTGTTTTTCAAATTCGCCGTATTCGTCACGTCCACGAACTGCAAGTAATAGCCGTTCAAGTAGAGCGTGTAGAGCGACAGATTATTGCCGCTCTTGTAAAAAATCGTCTGCAAATCGGTCGGCGTGCGCACGCGAAAATTGGTGTAGCGCCATTTCAACGTAGACCAGTAGCCCCACAACTTCAGTTGCAGTTCGTTGCCCTCTTCCGCGCTCTCCATCACGTCGTCGCGTTTGTCGCCAATCTCGAAATCGAACTCGTGCGGCAGTCTCGACATTTGCAAAAAATCGTCCGCGCGGTTCTGCGCCTGCGCTTGTTTCATCGTGCCGTCATTGGTGAGGTCGAGCCGATATTCCTTGATGCCATACAACGCCTGACTCGCCGTATCGTTGCGCTGCAAAATGCCCTGCCGCCGCTGTCCCGGATGCAGCGGGTCGGGCTGCCAATATTCGCAGCGAATGCGATTGAACATCGGCGTCAGCATTCGGTTGTAGCGGTGTTTGCCACGTTTGGCGTGAATCTCCGCGATGATGCCCTCATACGCGCGTGCGCCCTGCCCGTCGTGGACGCGAATTTCTTTCATCAACCACGACCCCGCGCCGCCGATACCGACCGCATCGAAAATGAGCGCGTCGGGAACGTTCTGCAAGGTGAGCGCACCGTCGCCAAATCCGCCGAGCGCGAGCGTGGAGAAATTCGCCTCCGTGACCGCGCCGCGTGCATGGAGCGACGGTAGATACACCTTTCCGTCGCTCAACACCGGATTGTTATACACCGACCAATCGAGCATTTCGACTCCGCCGCGTCTATACGCCTCTCACGACCCGATAGCGTGGTCTGTACCAGACATCCAGAACGTGTGTTTGCGCCTGTTTGTGCGTTTGTGCGCCGCTCGACAATCGCGTGAGCACATACAACGCACTCATCTTGTTCGGTCTTAAAAAAATCGGCATTCCCGCGATGGCGGCGCACGGCGCAGCGACGTTGTTGGACGAATCGGTCAGATACGCGTCGGGAGTTCGGTCATTGCCGTCAATTGCGCCGAGATAGGTTGCATCTAATGTGTTCGCCATCGTCGCCGCGACAAATCCGGTTTGTACATCGCCAACGATTCCGCCCTCGTAACACGGCAAAAGATACGCGCAGTCAATCCGCACGTTCGGACCCGATGCGCTCGCCGCCTGCCCGCGCACTTCAATCACGATGTTGAAGTTCGTCGTCAGCGTGCTGGCAATGTCGGGCAGCGCCAAAATGCCGCAGTCCATCAGCGGAACGCTGGTCGTATAACTGCCCGCCGTGTAGGTCTTTTGCGTATCGCCCCACGCGCCCCACACCGTCGTCGAACCGAACTTGATGCCCATGCGGCAGCGCAGTTTGTAGCCGCTGCCCGTGCCGCTGAGTTCATAGCCGCGCAAAAACAAACGCACGCGATGAATTTGGTCTGCTACCGGTTTGCTCGACGAACCGTCCAGCGTCCACAAGATGCGCTGCGCCTCATTCGTGTTTGCCGGCGTAATCTCTGCGCCCTTGCCGTTCGAAAAATTCGCGTCCGTGTAGGCGGCAGTGCCGGAGCCGAACGTCACCGTATAGCCGACCGCGCCGCTGTTGTCCGCCTCCAACAGATACACGTGATTCGCCAACGTGCCTTCGGTCAAGAGTGCCGCGAGCACTTGGTCTTCGATGCTCGCCGTGCCCGGTGTGACCCGAATCAAGAGCGGACTCGCCACATCGCCGCGCGGGGCACTCAAACTCACCGGCTGCAAATCGTTGGAAATATTTTGCGCTGTCACGAGTTGGACAAGATTCGTTTCCTCGAAATACCAACGCCGCCGAATTTTTAACGTCACATCCTCGACGATATTGCCCAGCACCGGCACTTCCAGTAGTTTGTCGAGCGTCTCGTCGTCCGCGCCGAACACTTCGGACTGCAATAGATAGGAACCGTTCGGCAGTTGCAGATTTAGAAAAATCGGCGTGTAGGGCTGTCCTGCCTGCAGCCGCGCCAAATTTTCTTTGGCGTAGAGCAGCGCACGGTGCAGCGTCTGCACATTCGCCGCCGTTCCGTCATTGGATGCGCCGAGAATGTCGAGCGTCAATTCGTCCGTGACGTATTGTCCCTGCACCGTTTTGAACCCGGGTTTCCAGTGCAGCGTGGAAAAATTCGTCCCGTCCACGAAATTGACGAGCGTCGAGCCGCCTTGCACTAACTTGAGTGTGAATGCCATTTCTCGAATCCAAACCTTACATCGTTAACGTCAACAAACGTTTGTCCCAGTTTGAAATCACGGATACGATGCGCTGCATTAAGCCTGTGTGTAGAGTCAAAACGAAATGCGTGGTCTGCCATCATCGTTTTATCTCGCGTGCGCGTCATATGCACGCACATCCGCCGAGAGCATTTCCCACAGCCGCCGCGCCAATGTTCGCAAATCTCTCTCGCTCATACGCCCGCCGAGTTCACGCGCCAACGCCGCCGCGAGTGCATCTGCATCCAAATAGTTGACGTGCGCATGATACGCGTTCCCACCGCCGCTTGTCTCGCCGTATCGCGGCATCGACAGCCCACCGCGAAAACTCATCGCACTTTCGGGAATGACCATGAGCAGTTCGTTCTCGCCGCCTTCGCCCGCGACGAAGTAATTCGGTCCGCCGTATGACGGTCCGACCATGCCCGCGAAACCGGACGCGAATCCGTGCACGCCGGTCGAGCCGCCGCTGGCGCCGCTCGTCGTCGAATCCGGCAGAACCGTCGTGTGCGCGGTGATTTCGATGAACAAGTCCGCATATTTCAGAATGTGGTCTTTGACGTACTGTTCCGCCTCGTCAATGCCCTTCTTTGCCTTGTCCCATTGAAAATCGAGAATGCTCGTATGTGTGCCCTCGATGACCGCGATGTTCTGCGCCATTTCGCCCGTCGTGTTCGCCGCCTTCTGCGCACTGTCGCCGCTCATCGCGTCGAACACTTTCTGCGCCGCGTTGGCACTGTTCGGGTCAACGTCCAACGCCCTCGCGAACTGCGCCCGTTTCGCTGGGTCCATCGCCGCCCATGCCTTGTCAAAACCCTCTTTCATCAGGTTGGCGCGTCCAATGATCATGTCCACTTGGTGATTGATGTCCGCGACGACGGGGCCCCAATCTACCAAATCCAGGTTCTTTGGGTCGGCGAACAACGACATATCCTTGAACGCGGTGGCGGCTTGTTCTGCCGTCATGCCCAGTTTTTGCAGATTCGCAATCTGCTGCGCAAATTTTTCGCCGTATTGATTCGGGTCAGTTCCGGTAGCAACCGCCTCCGCGCGTTTGCGAAATTCGTCCCATGTGTCGGGTCCTGGTTTGGCTTCGGTCGGCGTGAGTGCCTTTTCAACCAAGCCCTGAAACGCGGAGCGCACTTTCTCCGCCGCCGCCTGCGCTTTGGATGCCCACGTGGACGCTTCCTCTCCGCCTTGGTTCAATTTTTCCTTCAACTTGTCCATCTGGAGATTCCACTGCGCCGCCGCAATGGCTCCCGCCTCATTTGCGCGTGACGCTTCAGTATAGTGCAGCCCTGCCATATTCAATTCACCGTCGAGATTGCGCGATGCCAATGCAGCGGCATCCTCTTGGAGGGCTATTTTTCCGATTGCCTGTTCGAACACGCCAACCTGCCCGCTCGCCGTGAACGCGGCACTGCCGACTCCTGCGACGGCAGGAATCAAATTATCAGATGAACTTTTCGCTCCTTCTTCAGACGAACGCAGATGTTCTATCTCGTCGTATCCCGACTTGACGCCAAACACCAACGCATCCAGCGCATTCTTCTCTGCTGTCGCGGCGGCTTGGGCATCTTTTACGCGCTGCTGAAAAATAAGGGCTGTAATCTGTGCCGCGATATATTGATTTGGGTCAAGAAACAGCAGTGACTTGTTTACGATGCCTCCGCTGTCTGCGGCTTGTTTTTCTGCAATCTCCACGTCGGCGAGCGCGTGCGCGTAATCTTGCGCTTTCTTGGCAATGACCGGGAATTCTTGCTCCAACGCGTAGAGGTTCCGCAAATAATCGTTGTTCGCCGTAATGTTGCGCGCTTCCGCCTCGCGCATTTGGTCGAGAGCCGCAATTACAATCGGAATCGCCGCGCCGAGTAATGCCAACCCTCCCGTCAAGGCAATCATCGCCGTTCCGGCGCCAGTGCTCGCCACCATGAGCATCGCCATTCCTACGCGCATCCCGTCAATAGCAAGGCGGGCTGCCTGCGCGGCTTCCGCGTTTTTGCCGAGCGAGTCCTGCACCATGCTCAATGACAATTCCGCCGCCGCCGAGAACGCGAGCAAATCTACCCGCATGGCGCGGTAGGAACCACTCAACCGCGTATTTGCCTGTGTGATCTGTTCCGTTTCTTGCGCGACGGAAGTCAGCGGCTGACTCCAATCCGTCGCCATTGCTGTCGGTGCGCCGCCCGACACGCTCGGCAGTTGGGTCGGTTCGAGCGGTGTACGCGTCGCCCGCCGCGTTTGCATGTCCGCAATCAGTTTGTCAAGGCGCGCTTCTTGCTCCGCCTGTGTCTCGAGCGCCCGATTGACTTGTTGGATGGACGAAACTTCTTTTTGCGCCGCGTCCGCGACTTTGGTCGCCGTCTGCTCCACCTGTGTGCCCATTTGCTGCACAGACGCGCCCGCATCGGACGCCGCGCCTTTGATTTCACGCAGCGATGCTGCCGCTTGTGCGCCTTGCTCGGAGATGTTCGTCTCCAGCATTAACTGAAAAAGCAAAGTCTCGTTATCGATGGTATTGACTCCGAAAAATGTCGTGATAAAATATCGTTGCTGAGACGTTCGGACACGAGGGCGATTTTTTATTTCGCCGTCGCGCCATTTTTCTTTGGCTTTGTATCGCCCTTTTGTGAAGGTCGCTTATCGCGTCCTCGCCGAACGTCTCAGCAACGACGGCTAATCACGAAGGGCGATTTTGTATGGATACACAATACCGAATTTGCACAAAATGTAATCAAGAAAAAACGCTAGATGAGTTTGATAAAAAAGCGTTTCGTCCTCTGGGACGCAGTACAATCTGTCAGTCTTGCAGAAGGGACTACTATCGCGATAGATATAAAAATCAACGTGGAAATGATTTCACTAGGTCTAAGATTTCAAAAGACGAAAAACAGTCCCGTCTAAACATGCTTGCCGAAACAGGCACAAAACAATGCACTCGCTGCGATAATTGGAAACCCATTCAAGATTTCAACAAAGATTCAGATACCTATGATGGTTTAACTAGTTGGTGCAAAACGTGTTTGTATTCCAGTCATCAAGAATGGGTATCCGACAATAGGTCGCACGTTCGCGAGCAACACAGAAAATTTCGTCAGAACTACACTCCAGAAAAGAAAGAAGAAATCAAGGCGCAACAGGATGCTTACTTGAAACATCTTAAGGAACAAGGATTATTGCGAGAACGGCAGTCCAAATATCGAAAAGCGTATAATGCAAAACCCAAAGCCAAACTTCTGAGAAAAATTTATAATCATCTTCGACGGATTCGGACTAGCACTGATGACAGTTACACCGTCGAGGAGTGGATAGCACTCTGCGAACACTTTGATTTTCATTGCATCAATCCCGCTTGTTGGAAGCAACTAACGCTATCAGAACTGACAGTTGACCACGTTGTTCCATTGTCAAAGGACGGCTCAAACGGAATTGAAAACATTCAACCTTTGTGCAAATCTTGCAACTCTAAGAAAAGAGATAAGACAATTGACTATCGTCCTGACGCCGAGCTCTGCCTTTAGGTCTTTGACTCGGTTTCAATCCGCCTCCATTGCGTTTCAATCTCATCCCGCGTACAATTCTTTGTGGAGGTCATCATGCAAATATCAGAATATCTCGTGCTGCTGCTCGAGGCAGACATTAAACAAGCGACCGAATATCTGCAATCCAATTTTCCCAATCAAACGTTTGAACGTTATTCTCCTACCGCGCTCTCTCCGAAACTCAATGCCGTCGCAGCGGATGGGTGGGAACTCGTCTCCTTACAACCCGTTTTTACGGGAGGCAATGCCGACATTGCCGCGATGGCAGCCGCCGGACGTTTCACCCACACCTATCTCTGTGTGTTCCGTCGTCCACGATTATCCTGACGCTTTTCGTTTTTCGTTTTCCATGCGTTCGACCAGCGCCTTGTTCCGCGCATTCGCCATCATCAAATAAGTCTCGCGTTCATTGCGCGGCATTTGCTTGACCTGCTCGACGGTGTAGTGCGTATTTAGAAAATCGTTGAGGATGCGTGTCTTGAGTGCCCACTGCACAATCGCATCGTCGGGAGGTTTTGGCGGACGCGCCCGTCCCTCGCGCACCGCCTCGCGTTCTAGGTCGTGGTAGTAGGCGTCGAGTCGTTGGCTAAAAAATCATGCCGCTCCGCGTAATACGCGCGATAGACCGCCATGCCTTCCGCAAACAGCCACTGTAAAAGGTCGTCGTTGAACTGCCGTACTTTGTCGAGCGGCAAATCAAACAAAATCGCAACGACCTTCCGAATCCGTTCCCATCGTTCGGATATGGATTCTTCCGCGTACGTCACGCTGGCAATGTTGCCCTTTTCATCGAACGTCTGTCCAATAACCTTACGCGTGAGCGCTTCTTCCACACCAGACGCGCTCACGTTCACCGTGAGCAGTTGCCCCGCCTTCGACTTGGTGTATCCGCCCAAATCCAGCGTCCGCGTTTCGGGCGCGAGTAAATCGGAAATTAAATCAAAATTGTTTGCGGACATATTCCTCCCTTCTATGCTCCCAGAATCCATTTTCGTATCGCGTTGACCGCGCTCTCGCGTAAAACGTTTTTCACTTCACCGCTCATCGAATGAAAAATATCCGCCGCCGCGCGCCACGTTCCCTCGAACATTCGCGCCTGCCTGCCCGGGCCGCCTTGCAGGAGCATCGCAATCGGCGAGGTGTTGGAGATAATGCCCTTGATGCCATTCGCCATGCGCTCGACCGACGTAACCCACATTTCGCCGTAGGCGCCTGTGCGCGGATACGGCACCTGAATCATTCCCGCGCGCAGCGCGTAGAAAAAGTAGCGGCGCTGTCTCTCAGAATAGAACGGCGGCGGATTGTTGCCCATCAAGTGGTAATCGCCCGGTTCGGGATATTCCGCCTCCGCGTCGCGCACCAATGTTGCCGCTTGCTGCATTCCTGCTTCAAGGTCATTCATGACAGATTGCGTGTTCTCTAACCGCGCAATCAGTTCGTCCAACGCGACAAATCCTGTCGTCACCGTCGCCATAATGCGCCTCACGCGAGCGTCGAGATGCTGTTCGTCACGCTCGCCTTGAGCCAGTTCGCCAGCGTCGCGTTGTATGTACCTTTCAACGTCAGTTCCACCGTCTGCACGTTGTTGTCATACGTCCACATATCCGGCGCTTTTTCGTTCGTGCCCGCGAGGTCAATCTGGAAAATGTTCGTGCCGCTCGTCGCCTTGAGCCGCACCTGTTTCTGGAACACACTCCCGCTCGACAATGCCAGAATCGAATTGAGATACGCATCCGTCACGCCAGACAGAAACTCTAACGTGAGTTTCAAATCGAAATCGAACACGTCAAATTCGCGCACGCGTCCCGGTGTGTAGGCACCAAGATAGTAGCGCAGGTCGCGCTTCGCCGTGATGGTCAAGTCCAGCGAATACACCGTCGCCGGGACTGCCGTCGTGCCAATCGTGCCGCCCCACGCATCTATATAGACCGTCATGTCACCCGCCATAATCGGCGTGACCGTCCGGTCGGACAATGGCGCAAACGACGCACCGCTCGCAATCTGTTTGCCGATGCCGTCCACATCGAACATGAGACGGTCCGCGTTCTTGATGCTGTAGTGCAGTTTCGTCGCGGTCGCACCGGTGAGTTTATAAACGCCGTCCGTGCTGTCGCCGAAATACAATGTCTGAATGCGCGGGTTTGACGTGACCGCCGTGAGGGCACCGTTGTAGGTGTAAACATACGGACCCGTGCCCAACGGCGTGGCAATGCCGAACATGGCGTCCAACTCATACGGCGCATCTTCATACGATGCCGTGCCCTTCAGCATGTAAGTAGCGCCGATTTTGTTCAGATACGCGATATACGCGGGCGCCATCGAGCCGCGCATTTCTTTGATGCGCGTCACGTCCATTGTTGGCGTGAATTTGGCGTCTTCGATGATGGCGCGTTTGACCGTGTCTGTGACGGCAGTGTCAAAGGCAGTTTGTTTGCCCGCCTGTATTTTGAGTAGATTTTTGTCGCTCATGATTCTTCCTCCGCATTCGTGACCGGCGTTTGTTCCGACAGATTTTCCTCCACGCGTGCTTGTGCGCTCAATTCATACAACTGCGAGGCAATAACTTCCTCTCGCTGTGCGGCGGTGAGCGCATCCCATTCTTCCCACGTTAGATGCCGCGCCGGCACGCCGTGCACAAATGCACCGTGCGCGAGATAACGCGCGGCAATTGTAAAGTCCTTCATCCTTGTATCCTCCGCGCCCGAATCGGAATAGATTCCACCCGAAACCGCCGCGATTGAATGACCGCGCTCCGAATCGTCGTGCGCGCGGCGTGTTCGATTTTGTCGTAATGTGTGCCGCGCATCGCGTCGGTCAAAAAATCGGAAATGTATTTTTCGATTTCGGCTAATTGGTTCTCTACGCGTTCATTCGTCCATACAAGCGGTGCCGGCTCCGCCAACGCGACATAGACCTCTACCGCGTAATAAAACCATACATCCGCCGGCACTGCGCCGAGAAACCGATTCGTCCTCTCACTGCCCGCATCCCGCAGCAGCACGACGACGTTCCGATTCTGAAACGCGCCCGCGTCGTAACCAATATCCGACGCGGAGAGATTCGCGCGACTCAAATAGGTCGTGAGATTCGTCAGGATTTCCGCGCGCACGTCGGCGCGGTTAGTGCTGTTGGCAGACATTAGTTGTATTTGATGTAGGCACTCAAGAGATTGACCACATCCGGGTCATTCTCCGGGAGTGCCCGCATTTGCAAGGTCGCGGGATTGTCCAAAATCCCGTTCGGTGTGTCCTGCCGCCGAAACAAACGATACGCCAAGATTTTGCACGCTGTCGTCACTTCTGCCGGAACGGTACTCCAGCCAAACGTGCCTTTGACTCGCACCGAATCGCGCCAGAACGGAAACATGGAATTCCCGTTCGGCGTAATCTGAATCCATGTGTAGGGACGATTACGCGCGAGGGCATTGCGCGGCGCGAGTTCGTAATCTGTATTCGACCATACGGTAGAGTAAGTGCGGTCCATGTTGTCATCCGTCGCGATTTCCGTAATCGCGATGGCATCGTCAATCTCGACGCGTCCCCGGTCCGTCGCAGTGTAGTAGCGCACTTCGCCCGCCGTGCCGGTTGTAAACGTGCGCCGGCAAATGCGGTCAATCTGCTGCGAAGCGGTTTCCAGTAACACCGCGAGCAACGCATCGCGTGACGAGTCAGGCGCCCCCTGCGGGTCCATGAAATCGCGCAGTTCTGTGACCGTAACGTAACTCATGCACTGCCTCCCGTGAGAACGGTGCCGTCTATGTCAATGTGCGCACAGCGCAAATCCAATCGCGCGAGCGTAATCAACCCGCGCCGCAAGTTTCGTTTCATCCATGCCATATCGGGCGCACGCGGTTCGGCGAGCACAAAATCAAATTCGAGCGCCACCGGTTTCATGGCGATACAACCCATGCACGCGCCGGATACACGCAGCACATTTCCGCTCAATCCATCCAAGTCCTTCCACTCCAATCCCTGACCGAGTTCCTGTGGATTGTCATAGCGAAACAGGTTCGGTTTGCGTGCGCCGTGACGCAGTTCGTAAATGGCAGATGCCAAATCTGCGCCAGCGTCGAGCATGTCCACCAAACTCGCAAACGTTTCGGGCGGTGGCACAATGTCCTCTTCGACAATCCAAATCACGTCGTATTTGCCATGCCGCGCTATGTCCGCCATGTGGTTGTACGCGTCTTGCACGTTGCGGTATATCTCCGCGTACGCGTGTGGATTGTTGCGTGTGAGCACCATGTCCACCGCGAATTCGGACGCGTCATAGTCCTGCGCCAGAATCGCCGTCATGGTCTCCGAGCGCGGACCGTGGTCACGAATCGGCGTGAACCACAAGGCGCGGCGCACTAGCCCTCCGCTGGCGGCTCAATCAAGACGACCTTCCCTGCCATCGCCTGACGCGCCCGCCGGTCGAGCACGGGTTTGTTTTTGTCGTCCACGTGAACCGCCCACCCCGCATTGACCAGAGATTCGGCGACAGAGGCGTCCAATTCGGCAACCTGCCCTTGATGCAGATTGCCCCACGTCCCGCCGCACGCTTCCGTTCCCATCACTTTGACTGTTTTTGGCATTTTTGTTCCTCGTCGGATTGAATTTACGCGGCAGCGCCATTTCGCATGGCGTCCACCGTCACGAGTTCGAGGTCGAACCACTGTGGTTTGTATGCCTCGAACAAGGTTTGAATCCATGAATAATCGCCCGCATATTTTTCTGCGAACGCGCCGCGCGTGGCATAGAACACCTTGCGTGTGACGACCACGTTTGAGACCGTAATTTCCCCCTCGCGCGGCATTTCGCCCCACGCGCTGCGCGGCATTTCGCCAAATAGCGCATGGGCAACCTTCACCACCGCGACCTGCGGCAGCGTTTTGCGCAGTTGCTCACGCAAACGTTCCAGCGCGTCATACGCGGACAAATAATCATCATCGTCCAAAACGAATACATATTGCCCGCGCGGCTCGACATGGTGCATGAACGTTTGCGCGTACGCGACGCCGCGCCGTGTCCTGTCCACGATGATGAGATGTTCCACCTCTTTGCACGTTTGTTCCGAGACCGATGCGCGGCAGCGTTCTAACAATGCCGCACGTTCGGGAATCGTGCGTGTGACAATTGAAAAAAACGGATTCATCGTCGAGTGCCGCGCGGCGGAACAGCAAGAGGGAGGACACCGTCCCGCCGCGCGGGAGAGGAATTTCGGGAAAGGAGGAAACCGAAATCCCTCTCGTGCAAACTTACGCCGATGCCATCGTCACGTACTGAACCGCTAACGGATTGACCACGCCGCCAGTTTCGCGGAAATACGCGATAATGTTCACTTCGCCGTTCGCCGCGAGCGTATACGGGTCGCGGAACACGGTCAGCCCTTTGCGCTCGACAATCATGTAACCCGCCTCCGCGTTGAACACGGTGACTGGTTTGTTGTTGACGCCGATAGATGCAAAGTCCGCCACATTGAACACGCGCGAACGCGCGTCCACCAACCAACCAGTGCCTTGCGCGAGACCGCCAACGCCGACGCCGCCGTTGTAGCCGCCGTTCCCTTGAAACGGGAAGAACGCCGTGCCGTTGAGTTGACGAATCGTCGCTTCCGTCGCGCCGCTCATGCCCCACGCGATGTTGTCGCGGTATTCCGCCGCGAGACTGTAATACAATTTCACGACTTCCGCCGCCGACAAGGCAAGACCAGAGGCGCTGGTAAAGGCGCTCGTGCCGCCCGTGATGAGACCCTGCGGCTGCCCAGAACCGGTGCCGGTGCAAAAATACTTGTTCTCGGTGAGCGCCCACGCACGCGCGAGCCGACGCGACCACCACGGTTCAATGGGCGCAAGCGAGTCTTCGAGCAGTTGAATCGAAATCGGAACGGTGCGCGTGAACATATAGACCGTCGCGGTGAGTTTGTCTAACGGCTGCACGGTCGTCTGGTCCATTGCATTGCCTTCCGCCGTGATGACGAACACTTCCGGCGACGCCTTTTCAATTGGAACGACCAGAGAGTTGCTGCCGGCGGGCTGCACTTGCGCACCTGCTGCGCGCAGCACCGAGAGCGGGTCACGGCGTTCGACGATGCGGTTCAACACTTCGGTTGGCACTGCCTCTTGCCCTTGATACTGCGTGCCTTCCAAGAGTGAGTAGGTGGTCTTGAGTGCGTCGGCGTGACGCATTCGCTGCATTTCCTCATACGCCTCGCCAGTGCGAATGCCGCTGGCATCGCCGGACTTGAGATACCAATCAAACGCCTTGAACGCGTCATCGCCGCGCGGGATTTTGTTGAACGCGGGCGCGGCATTTTGCGCGACTGCCGAGACCGCCGGCGCCCCGGCATTGCCCGGCGGTGCGTTCCACGCGGCTTTGACCGCCGCGAGTTCTTCGCTCTGCTTGTTCACTGCCGCGAGCAGAGCCTCATATTGTTCTTGAGTCATGTCTGTTTCCTCCGCTGTGATTCCTGTTTTGATTTCGGAACTTGCCGTGTGCGTTTCCGTGTTCGCGGCGGAGGTTTCGGCACCCACCGAACCTTCCTGCATCGGGCGAGTTGTCCAATCCAAAAATGTTTTGAGCCCGACAATCGCGGGCAAACGCGGCTCCGCCGGCGTCGGCGTGAGCGCGCCTTCTGCAATAATCCATTGGTCAATGCGGTGCGTGCCGTTCGGCAGCGCGGTTCGTTTCACGAGATGCGACGCCGCACCGCTCGACCATTTCAATCTACCTTCGCGCACCATCTGCATAATCACCTTGCGGTATTCTTCGTCCGCTTCGATGATGGCGCGCGCCAAAAGTCCGTATTGGTCCGCCGTGACCGATTTGATTTCGCCAATCGGTCGGTCACTCGCCCAGTCCAAGTCGGGGCGCAGCGGAATACCGTGATTGAATGTCACATCCGTGCCTGCCCCCATTCGTTTGCCAAAATAGGTCTGCGGATGAAACCAATCGCGGAACGCGGAAATGTCCGGTTCGGTCTCGCTGCCAAAACGAACCAGATACCCTTCGATTTCATTGTCCGAGAGTGCTTTAACCGCACCGCCAAAGTTGATGAGCGTCCCATCAGCAGTTTCCGTTTTCGATTCGGCAGCAGGCGGGCCACTCTTGTCAATCTTTTCCTTCCACGCGGCGATGATGCGTTTTTCAATCTCCGCTACTTCGCTCGCGGAATATTTGCTCCGGTTGCGCTCTTGGTGAATGTAATTCCATGCCGCGCGAATTCGTTCTTCGCTGAGTGCGCCGTTCTCTGTGAGCGGATATTTGTTGTTTGTGGAATCGGCAAATCGTTCGTCGCCGTATTCGCGCTCACCTTCCTTTGGATTCACATCCTCACGACGAGAAATCGCCTTGCCGGCGAGCGTGTCTGTCGGCACGGTGTAGGACTGCGCCCGCGCCATCGTCATATTCATCGTGACCGCGCGGGGCTGTGGATTCTCTTCTTCTTGATTCCACATCGGCGCCATGGTCTCGGCTTGTTCTTCCTCTGCCTCTTCTCGATTGACCGCGCCGAGTGCCTCCGCGTTGTCGTGGATTTGTTGAATCAACTGCATATCTTGCGCGTTGTGCCGCGCCCCCACTTTGATTTCGTCCATACGTCCTCCGCTCATGACGGAAATAAAAAACGCCGCAATTCTCGCGGCGTTCACGGTGTGACTGCCGAAAAAATTGCGGCGTTCTCGTTCGAGACTGCCCTTATGCGATTGTAAAAAGAATTCCGAGACTAAATAAGACTGCAAAAAGAATGCAACAAAGTTTGCGCCCAATTCCGGCAAATAGATTGAATTACGTCAACAGTAAGTTGACAGTACGACATTTGACCGTCCTTGTCGGGCAAACCGCACCCACACGCTGGACATTTCGGTCACAAAATTCAATTGAACCATCAAGTGAGGCATTTCTTTTGCAATCATTTTGCAGTTCTATTTAGTTAACGTTTTTCTTGTTCTAATTCATTTTCTAGATAAAGATTTCAGTGTTTTAATCTATGCCGCGACGGTATCGTGTTCCGCTGCCACGCTCAATGCGTGACGCGCTTTTCGCAGTTCCGATGTGCGCGGCGAAATCTCCAGACGCCGCTCTACCGCATCCAGTATCAAGAGCAACGCCTGCCGTATCGTCATCCAAAAAATTCGGTCTTCGGCGCTCATGTCACTCCAACGAACACCGACAATTCTGTCCGCACTGCGTTTGTAACGAACCCGGATACAGGTTTGCCGCCTTCCACTCACTTGCCTTGCGCGTTTGACCGTTCAGAGCAAGACAGTCTGCGCAGTGCTCCGCGTTCGGGTTCATCCGCCACGTTAACGCGGGGTCGTCGGTCTCTGCCGCACGATTCACCGCACTCCGCGACGCCAACGCGGTGACGCTCGCCGCATACATTTGCGCCCGCTGCTCGATTTGCCGCGCCGACAATTCGCCTGCTGCCACCGCGAGCAGAAATGCGTTCAGATACGTCTCTTGCTCATCCATCATCGCGGAAATCTCCGCGTCCGTCGCGCCCGTCTGCGCGTACGCGTCATAAAGAGCATTGCGAATCCCGGCGTGCAGCGCGTCCGTGTCCCGCGTGACGGCATACGCGCGCAAGAGCGCAATCAAGACCAACGCGAGGTCACGGCGTTTCTGGTCATCGGGCACATCTTTGATGGCAAGTCCTAATTCATAATGCGCCGCACGCTGCTCATATTCGTCCAAGTGTTTGAAATCAAATTCAACCGACCCACCATTAGCACCGTGCCGTTTCTCCCACTTGCGCCGATGTTTTTGCCATTTCCGAAACTGCGCGTATTCAATGTTCTTTTGCTGCCGTGCCGCCTCCCGCAACTGCTGCTCATCCGCATCGCCGATCACCACAGCGGAAGAATCTGACGGCTCTGGCGGTCTTTCGGGCTGCCGCGCGACGGCTTCTTCTGCCGTGCGCGCAAGAGACTCACTTCCGATTTGCGCGCCAGTGACCGGATTGTCGGGAGTATTCGTATTCACGCGCACGTTCACGCCGACAAAGACCGGATTCGTATCAATCGGTTCCAGTCCCATCAGGCGCCGCGCCTCGTCACGAAAGACCAGATTCTGCCGCGCCGCCTCGATGACGTTTCCCCACCGCGAAAAATTGATAGAGTCGCGCCAGAGTTCTTGCATGTTTTGTGGAATATCAATTCCGAGCACCGCCGCCGCGACGAACGAGTCCATGCCCGCGTCCACATATTGTTTGTAGGCGTTCGCGCGCATCTGTTCGTCCTCTTGAAAAATCGGCATTTCCTGCGGCGCAAATTCGAGCGTATAGCCCATCGCGTTCAGACAGTCCCGATTCAGCGCCGATGCAATCATCTTTGCCGCCGGAATCACCGTGTCGAGATAAAACGAACGCATGTGAATTTCCGCCGTCGCCATCGTTTCGTCCGAATCGAGCAAAGTCACCGGAATCTCCAGCGCCCGCGCAATGTCTTTACGCGCGTCGTCCTTCAGTTCCGCCGCCGCGAGGTCTTTCATGCGATTCTGCGTCGTCGTAAATTTCACATCGCCCGAAATCGCCAACACCCGAAACGCATTTCGCACGCCACCCATCACGCGCTGAAAAAAACCTTGCAGCCGCTCTTGTTCGTCTTTGTCTAATGGCGAGGCGACGGACAAAATCGAGACCGGCATCGCGCCGTTCTCGAAAAACTGCGCTGCCATCTGCGGAATGGAAAACGCCACCCGCGCGGACTGGAACGCCGTCGTCGCCGCGGCAACGCCGTAACCGACATCGTCGAGCGGCGCATATTCGCGCACAAAAATCATGTCGTCGTCCGTCCAGATACGCGTCTCCCCGCCAACCAACGTCTGCCCAGACTGCGTATAGATGCGTTTCTTCGATGCTGGGTCCCACCGCACCGAGACCGTGAACGGATTCAGCCACTGCAAATCTTGTGGCGCACCGCCCGTCGCCCGCCGCGCATCGTTTCGCAACTTTAGAATCGGTGCGCCACCCGCGAGCAAGATGGAGGCTTGCACACGCCACAAGAGCCAGTCGAGGTCAACCGGAAACATCCACGCGACTTCTTCGCGATTGTCCGTGTCTTTGTTTTTGAGTTTATAAATGTGCCGCGGCAAGTTCAACAACGCGTTGCAGCGATACCGCAGACCGCGATAAAAAAGCGGCACACGCACATACGCGTCCTGCACGCTGAGAATGCGCGAGCGCTGCGGATACGAACCAAACGTTCCGTCATTGGTCGCGTCCAACAGCCACGGCGGCGACAGCGTTACGTTCTTAATCGAATACTGCATCACGCCTCAAACAAGACACGCACCTTGTTCATTCCGTCCATGCCCATCACCGCATAGCGCATGGCGTCACATCCGTGGTCGTTCAATTTCAGTGGTTCTTCTTTCGCCTCTTTGTTTTCGCGCACCGGCTGCCACACATAGCCGTCCAGTTCTTCGATGGTCGAGGTCGGCTTGTGCGCCGCGACAAGTTGCGTGTCCGTTTCCACCAATGCGCCGCGCAGAAAGAAAATGCGCGGTTTGCCATCGCCGGCGATTTTCAATCGTTCCGTCACGGTCTGAATCCCACGCGTCACATCTTTCATCGCCGCGACGTTCGGAATGCCGCACTGCACCAGCGTCGCGCGGTCTTCCGCATCATGGTCGCAAATCGTTTGTTCGATGCGCTCGTTCGCGCTGAGTTTCAGAATCAGCGGCGCATGTTCCGCCACCGTGCGCTGCGTCATGTAAATCTCGCGGTAGAGATACATGCGGTCGTCGTCGTCCAACGCCCACCACTGGCAAACGAACGGGTTGGTATAACCGAAATCAATTGAACGAATGCGCCGCCAACGCGCTGGTATCTCGAACGGGTCAAGCAAATGAATCTGCGGGTCATAGAGCGGATACACCGCGCCTTCCGCTTGCACCCATTTCCCATCGCGCAAACGGTCTCGCAGCACGCCAGTCAAGCGGTCGAGCGACGCCAAATAATCGCTCGGATTGTGCGGATTGTCAGCAGCATGGCTGTAAAAGATTTTTGCCTCGCCGCCTTGAATGAGGCGTTTGTAAATCCAATGCGACGGATTCGCCGGATTCGTCGTCAAAATCAGTTGGCGCCACGATGCCGCATTGCCGCGCATACGCGCCGTGATTTCGTTGTAATCGTCCTCTGTGAACTGCGTCGCCTCCTCGAGCCAACAAATGTCGAGCCCGCCGGACTGCCCGACGCCGCGCACCTGCTCGCGCTGGTCGTCATCTTTCATCCCGCCATACGCCAGAATTGAACCGTTCGCATACTCAAAACGATGCTGCTGCGCACGATGCGTCACGCGTTTGTCGTTTCCGATGATACTGCGCTCCACGAACAAGACCGTGCTGTTGGTCATGCTCTCGCGTGTTTTTCGCAGCATCATCGCGGTCGCGTTCGGATACTTCAAACAATACGCGTGCAGTTTCTCCGCCGCGAGTTTCGATTTGCCGCCGCCCGCACTGCCCGTCAAGAGCAGCACCGGCGACTTGTCAAGAAACGGCGTACGCTGCCAATCAAGCGGCTGATAGGGCAAGAGCAATTTAGGATGTTTCGGATTTGTCCCAGTCGTCTGGGCTGATGCCAACATACGCCTTGATTCCCAATTCGCCGCTGATTTCGGTCTTCGTCTTGATGCCGATTTCTAAAATCTTGCATCGCTGCTCGATGCACCACTGGACACCTTGCAAGTAGCGCGGGTCGCCTTCGCGGACTTCGGACTCGAATCGCGTTTTGGTGTGCTCGCCGCTTCTCTCCGCCGACTGTTTTTTCTTTTCGCCTTTTGACGCGCGCCACGCCTGCCAATACTCCAATTCGAGATTGTCTATGCGTGCGAGTTCACGCTGCTTGGCTTCGTTGAAATCAACGCCCGACGATTCGCGCCACCGCTTTTGCAAGACCTTCAGGTCGTATGAAATCTGCTGCTGCGAGACGCCCGTCTGTGTAGCAATTTCGACTTGTAAATGACCGGTCAGATAGAGACGCGCGACGTTCGCCAAGTGCGCTTCGCGCTGCTGCGGCGTTTGGTGTTTGTTCGCGGTAGGTTTCGTGCTTTTCGTGCGTCTCATTCCTACAAAGCCTTGACACAAACCACGTTACGCCGTTTGTCGCTTGGCATTAGAACAAACTTTCATGTTGACAAAAATATCTTTCCTACTGTAAAATTCACGTATGAGACAAAAAGTCTCAAATATCAGTCATCTCATTGGCTCGGCGTGACGCCTCAAGTGTCCGCCGAGCCAAATTCTTTTAGGAGGCAGATATGAACGTCGAACTAAATCCTGACGGCGTAAGCGTAAAAGGCTGCTCCATCATCTATGCTCCGCAAGGACAGGCGGGCGAATATGCACCGCTCGCGACGAATCCCTATCGCGGCTGCGGGCACAAATGCGCGTATTGCTACGTGCCAATTGTGTTAAAGATGCCACGCGCAGAATTCGACGCCGGCGCAATCCCGCGCAAAGATTTTTTAACGAACCTCAAAAAGGACGCTATAAAATATCAAGCCGCAGGCATTACCGAACAGGTCATGCTCTCATTTACGACAGACGCTTACAATCCATTTGACACCAGCTTGACACGACCCACCATCGAAATTTTGCAAGCGCACGGATTGGGTGTTTGCATTTTGACCAAAGGCGGAAGCCGTGCGCTAGCAGATGTGGCATTTTCTCGCGCGTTTTCAGCAGCCGTTCCAACGCCGCTTGTTCGCCCACCGCGAGCCGCGCTAACACTTCATCGTCTTTTGCCAATTCTTTGACCAGCGCGGCAAATTCCTCCTCGTTCGTGACGGAATATTGTGCAAGAGAATTGTCCGTCAACATGAGCGACAACGCGGTCCGTTCGGGCAAACGGGATACGTCCTTGATTTCAATTTCCGTCTCGCCCGCCCGTTTCATGCCGTGCCAAACGCCCTGCCCCGCGACAATCAGATTGCGCCACACGACGACAGGACGATATTGGTCAAACGTTTCGACGGATTCCGCCAACGTCGCAATTTGCGAATCAGGATGCGAATGATATTTCTCATTGCGCGGGTGAGGACGGACAGAATCAATCGGCACCACGCGCGTCTCATAGGCGCGCGCCGCGCTCTTGTGCCGAGTGGATTTGGTCTTTCTGCTACTGCTGCCCTTGCCCATTTGTCACTTCGTCACGCGCAGCGCACTCGTCATCGAGAACAGTCCCGACCCACCGACAATGACCGCGAGCGCACTGAGGAAATCGGTCAGTTGCGCGGCGATGTCCGCCGGTAGATTCGGCAGAATCCAAATTTGAACGATATACACCAACACGCCGACGGCGATGTAGGCGAGTGCGGCTGCCTTGCCCGACAGGTCAATCTTCGGCGTTCCGTCCGCGTTCGTGCCGCCGAGCGCACGCGAGAGGGACTTGATGCCTTCGGTCACGAGCACGATAAGCGCCACTTGCAAGAGTGCAGGGAAAATTGAATTTTCGACCGGTGCGGTTTGCGCCGGCGGCGCGGCATACGTCAGCGATGGTGTGAGCACGCCGAGACCGAGTGCGAGAATGAGCGTCGCGGCGATGAGCGAAATTTGACGCGATGAGAACAAAGGGAAATTCATGTGACAACCTCCGGTGAGAATAAAAAAAGCGTCAACTCTACCGATTGGGTCGGTAGAACTGACGCTTAGAGTCTGCTGGCGGACTGTGTGATTTTTGTGCGATGAATTTATCGCCAAAAATCACAGTCCATCTCTAGCGATGACGCATTGCTGTTTCGCGTGACCTATGCCGCTGCGAGGACAATGCGCTTGGACACTTGCGCATCCAGAATGATAATGTCTTTATTCGCTGGTTCGATAAAAATCTCCAACCGCGCGACCTCATCGCGCGCTAACGCATTGCGTTTTTGGCGAATGAGATTCACGAGCAGCCATTCCGGTTCATAGATTTTGAGCGCGGCGTTTGCGACTTTGACGCGCGCGGACGACTCGGGCTCCTCATTCATACGATGCAAATTATAGCACAGCGCACACGCCAATTCAAGAGGAACGGAAATGAGCAGAAAATCGCCAAGTCCCGCACCTCCAAAATTAGAACAAAATTGCTACTTGACAAATTGTAGCGATGACGCTATAATAGTGTCAAATAAAGATTCAGCTGCTAAGAGCGGCAAGGAGATAAAAAATGATTCTTTTTACCAAGACAGAAATCGAAAAATCAAATCTAGCTAAGCAGTGGCTAGAACGTAATCAAAACGCAACCACCGTCACGAAAACACGCCCTGTTAGCGATGACTTGATTGCGCTTTCGAGCGGAGAAATAACGGAATTCGACGATGTAATGGATGCGCTCGAGCGAGAGAAGATGCGTGGCGGATGGGTTGAAACCTATGTGCTGTCTGGCTCTGACAGGATGAACTTTAATCATCCCGCCGCGATTGAACAAGAAAAAATTGGACGATACCTACACGGGTGGGACAATGAAAAATGGCTTGTCGAACACGGATATAAAATCTCGGAAACTGACCGCGCAGAACGAGCGGCAAACATCGAACGCCGCGAAAAATTTGAAAACGCAAACGACATTTACGACGCGGACTAATCAGCGCATCAGGACGCCGACGTGGCGCGACGATACAATAGTATCAAATAAAGATTCAGCCGCCAAGAGCGCGGCAAAGGAGACGAGGAAATGAAGCGCACTACGTGGGGGAAACCCGCGATGGACGAGCCATTTGGGATTCCCCAGACGCTGCCGCACGCGCGGCGGGTGGGCTGTACGCCGTCGAGGAACAGCCCTTTGGGTGGCGGCGAAACGGCGAACATGAATACAAATTGACACGCCGCTTCACCATTATTTGGGATGAAGACGGAACGCGCGGCGGTGCAGGCGGTGGAATTCAAGAATGGGTAGATTTTGATGGTCGGCGCGAATTTTACGCCGACTACGGAGATGGCATCGGGTATCTATATACCGATGTCATCGGCTATGTATAATGCTCTCACGTGTTTTCTATGAGCAAGTGGAAACACATGAACACAAAATCACGCCACACTTTCCGCCGCGCCGCGCGGCAAATCGCGGCAAATCGAAACGAATCGCCCGCGACTGCCGCGCAGGCGTTCCGAAAACTATTCATTCAGGAACGCCGCGCATGGAACATAACGGGTGCACCGCGTATCGGCTGGAAACGCGGGGAATTGTTTGAAGTCCTGTTGGCGCGTTCTCCAGCCGAACGCGCCGCCGAATGGGGCGATGTAGGCTACTACGTCGCCCAAACGTGGACGCTGCTGTGGTGGCTCTATGCCGCAGCAACGCCACACACAATCATCAAAGACGCGACGGATAAATTCACCGCGCGCGCGAAAGGAGAAAAATGGTAATCATTTCAAGCCCGCTCGGATTCGCGGGTACAACAATCCATTTTGCGGAAGTCCCTTTTCCTACTGACTTGACAGACTGCCGCTCGTTCGTGGGTCATCCCGCGACGCGCCAGTTGTTGGAAGCGTTGGGAGCAGTCACCGATAATACCGGACGCGACGGCGCACCGGGCAAGTGGGCGGGACCAGCGGTAGGCGAAACTTACCTCGCCGTCCCGCTCGCGTCGAATCCGCGCGCGGATGGCTGGACGCCCAATGTAGCAGTGGAGAGCGTGAAAGAACTTCGCGCTATCCGCTGCACGAGGATTCGATAGATGAACGAAATCGAAAAAATCACCATCGCCGCCGCGGCGGCGCGTTTTCATCGCTCCGCCGCATGGCTGCGGCGATTGTGCCAGACCGGGCGTATCCCGTCGTGGCGGGTCAACTCGCGACTCTATTTGATTGACCCGAACGACGTGGCGGCGTGGATCGCGAACGCACCGCCGCCGGGACGCCCGAAACGCACGAATCAAAAACAAAAAGACCGCACCGCTGCTGTCAAAGCGCCGAGCGCGGTCACGGAGAATGATTTTATGGACTTTTCTCCAGAACTCGTTCAATTGCTCCGCGAATACATCGAACGCGTGGAGCAGGAAGAAAACCCGCGCGAGGCAATGGAGCGGCTCGGTTTTACCGCGCGGGAACTTGGACTGCGCCGCACAAAGGCGCATAACGCACTCATGCGGGAACTCGCACGGGCGGGCATTGACATTTCTGACCGCGCGGCGATTACAGAACTCGCGCGTCGTTTTGACAAGTGGATGCGCGAGTAGAATCGAGGGAACAATGATTTTGAAAACAATTGCCATTCTCGCATTTCTCGCCGCCGCCGTCGCGGTCAGCATCGAAATCGCCGCGCACATCTCTGAGGAAACGGCACAAGTTTTTTTCGGCGTGCTCTGCGGCATCGGCGCTGCAATTCCCGTCGCGATCGGGCTGCTCATGGCGCTCACGCGCGAACGTCCGCACCGCGACGCGGACGAGGATGAACCGCCGACGCGGGCACTGACCCAACCCAGCCGCGGCGAAACGTTCGCGCGTGGGTTCTGGACGGGCTACACAGCAGCACAGAGAGAATCGGAAACATGGCGCGATGTGACGCCGAAACCGCGTGCCATCGCCGCACGTTCACGCGATGACTCGTTCGATGCGTGAACCGTTTTAACGACAAAAAACCCGTGTCATTCCGACACGGGTTTTTCTTTTAACCGGCGGGCGATTTCTTTCTCATCCGTAATCAGCAGTTTGCCCATTTTCCCAGCCGACCGCGCGGAAAGAATCCCCTTCGCCTCACACAAGTCCAAGAACC